GGTTGACCGTGTAGGGGTTGACCGATTCACCCGGGTATTGAATGAGGCCCAGAAACCAAAACCATTCAAAGGATAACCATGATCACCGACGAACAAGAGCGGGCAGCTTATGCCCGGGGGGATCTGATCACCGCCGCACTGCTTGCCCGGGTTGCTGACTTACAAGCAGCATTGGGGCGGGCTACCGCTGAGATTGATATCCTGACTGATGAGCTTTACGCGGCCCGTCATGAGCGGGTTTATGGGGGCAGTGATTGACTACCTTCGCGCTGATCGTAGCCCTTGTAGGGGGCGTGATCCGGCTGATCCTGATCATTCTTTCCCTCATCTTCCGAAAGTAACCCCCGCCCCCGGATCACCCCGGGGGCTTTTTGTTGGACCGTTCACCATGACTCAAATTAAATTCACCGCTGATCTGCTCGCCCTGATGTCCCGCCGGGGGCTTTGCGAAACCCGGGCGGCTGACCTACTGGGGGTGCCGCTGTTCACCCTCCGAAAGTGGACCGCCGCCCAGCGGGCACCCAGTGCCGCCGCTGTGCGGCTGCTGGAGGTGCTGGGGCTGCTGGAGGCGCTCGCCCCCGCGCTGCTTGACGCGCTCGAGCCCGCGCCCTTGACCGCGCCGCCGCCACGCAAGCGGGGGAGGACCGCGCAGGAGGTCTGACTAAAGGATCGAACTAACCGTCAGGCCGATTAAAGCATCGAACTAACCGTCAGGCCGACTAAAGCATCGAACTAAAGGATCGAACTAACCGTCAGGCCAATTAATCCATCGTCTCGGGGTCATACCCCTTGACGAACTTGCGCTCTTTGCCCTGGGCCGTGGCGTAGCGGTAGATGTAGTCCGCGTGCCGCTGCTTGGCCTTAACCACCTTCTCGCGGTACTCGCGGAACATGCCAGCGATTGACGGGTTGATGGCCCAGACCACCTGATGCTTGTTCATCTTCTCGTCAATCTGCAAGACCCATCCAGCTTTTTCGAGTGTGTGCATGGCGTCCAGCACCATCTGGTCTTTCTGCCACTCGTTCTTACCCTCAAGCTGCCTGCGGGCTGACCTCTTGAGACTCCGCAGGTCCACGGTCTGGGTGTCGCTGCTCACCTGGATGATGTAGTCGGTCATCCACTGGTCGAACGAGTCGTCAAGCACCCCTGCAAGCTCGCCCAGGGCGTAGCGGAAAGCGGGGATGATGTACCCCCGCACAATGTGGACAACTCGGTGGACAAGCTCGACATCCACGTAAGGGGAGAACGGGGACTCCATGAGGTGCATCATGAGGATCAAGCGGCCCGCTGTGCCCTCTAGCTTGCCGAAGGCTGTCATGTACTCACTTGACGCATTAAGCAGCCTCTCGTCACGTTTGGCCCCCTCGTACCATGACTGGAACTCCCTGTATGCCTCGTATGCCTGCGGGGACATTCTGTACGTCTGTGGGGGGAGCGCATACACCAGCCGCAGCGTGTTCTCCCACGCCTGGGCGCTCGTCATGTACTCGGGCACGGGGTTGCCCAGCTTGGTCTTGTTCCCGCGCAGGATCGCGGGTATAAACCTCTGTAACAGGCCATCCGCTGCGAGAGAGGCGAGGTTTTGTTTAAAGACCTGGGGCTGGATGTTCCCGTAGATGCTGACTGCAAGGTTCTCGCAGTGGATGGCCCCGGCCCCCACGCGGTCCATCTCGTAGTGTTCTGACTCGTAGCTGACAACCCAGGCTGACCTGTCCTCCCCGCTGGTCTTGTCTGTCAGCTTCCTGATCCATGAGTTCATCTCGTCGAGGTAGCACAGCAGCCCCCGTGGGCGCTCTGCTGCTGATCGCACGAGTTTCTGGCTGGTGATGTCGGACACCGTGATCTTCAACGGCACGGGCTGCGGGGGCATCTCAGGCACTGCTGGGGCTTGTGCTCCCAGAAGGGCATCGGGGGAGGCTGAGAACGCGAGGAAGTTCTTTTTGGCGCTGGCATATGCTGCCTCTTTGCCCTCCCAGTCGAGAAGCTCTTTTTGATACCGTGGCCTGTCTTCTGCCTCGATGTCCTTGATCGCGGTCAGCATGGGGCGACTGCCGGGTGACTTCTTGTCCGCTGGATCGCCGAGGGTCATCAGCCACAGCACCGGGGGCACCTTGAACCCCGGCATCAGTTCGAGTCTGATGCGGGCATCAACCACCCCGCAGACAGCGCTCAGTCCAGCGAACAAAGGGACCAAAGGGTCGCAGCCCACGCTTTCTGCTATCTCGTTGGCACGGGTCTGCAAGATCGACGGCCACAGCGTCATGTCCATCTCGGGAGGGGGTGGCCGCAGCCCCTGCATGACATCGACGGGGGCCATCGGTGGGGTATCGACTTTGCTGAACAGTGCAGCCGCGTCAGGGGTGGGTCTGGTCCAGCCGTGTTGCTTGGCGATATGGAAAAGCGTGCCCAGCTTGACCGCTGTGGCCTTGTCGTTGCGGAAGCTCGCCCACTGGGTCACGATACCGCGCTCTCCGGGGTACTTGGCTGGTGACTGGGCTGACCACTCGTTCCACAGTTGCAGCGCCTGCTCGGGCTGCTCGGTCTGGGTGCCCGCCCAGTGGAGCGCCATGCCCACGTTGACCCACTCCTCGCGGGCGCAGTCGGCAGGGATGGCTTCGAGCGCCTGCCTGATCTCCTCCCACGAGGCGTCAACCTGCTCGCCCGTGGCGATGGTGCGCTCTTTGTCCTGACCGAGAAGCTCCTGCCAGATGTCGAGCAGCACCTGGGGGATCACCGGCAAACGTGTCCAGTGGCCCAGCCCCGCCCAGTGGTAAGGCTGGCGGGTGTCTGGGTGAATCGACGGGGGCAGTACGTCCTGCACCGTCAGCCCGTTGGCCGTGGCGCAGCGTAGCTCGTAGGCTGTCGAGGCGTTGACAATGATCTTCTTGCTCGGCAGCGCGAGGCCGAAGGGCATCCGGTAAAGCAGCTTGCCGTGGCCTGGGCGACCGCTGTTAATGATCACAGCATCGGGGGCAGCGTAAAGCGCGTCGAGGTCGATCCCTTGAGCCACCGTGGCGTCCCAGTTGTCGATGTCAAAGGCCATTGTGCCGCTGTACGCATGGGCCAGCCCGATGCCGTAGCCGTTCGCTAACTCGGTCTGATCTTTGAGGCACTTCTCGCGTTTGTTCCAGCCCACGGCAGCAGCACCCGTTGGCCCCTTGGTGCCCGGTGGGATGGGCACGAGTGACCAGCCGTGACGTATATACGCATCGACTGATGCTGGGTGTTGTTGCACAGATTGAACCGCTGTCATACACTGCCCTCGTTGGTGATTGCAGTTGCCGACGCTCCTCTGACCCTGATTTGACCGCCTCGGCTAACCCCCGAGGCGTTTTTTTTGGTGCTCATAATTTCCGCTCAAAATATTTTTACAGACCTGTTGCACATCGTACAACGCCTGTGATACGATTGCAACATGCCCTGGAGATTTTTTGATGTCCTCACCCAAATCCTTTGACACGCACATGACTCTACGAGTCACGGGTCGTGTCCGCACCGCGTTCAATCGCAAGGCAGAGCGTTACGGGAAACCGTCCGATGTCTTGCGTGAACTCATCGAGGCTTTTCTTGATGATCGACTTGTAATCCAACCTAACCCCCGTAAGGAGTCACTGTATGTCCCTCGAATCCAAGATTGAAGCCCTCACAGCCGCCGTCATTGCCCTGACCGCGAAATTTGAGTCCAATGTAGCGCCAGTTGCGCCGGTTGTCATCACCTCGGCGGCACCCGCAGCACCACAGACTGTGACCGTGCAGCCAGCCCCCGCACCTGTTGCCCCACCTGCTGCCGTGGTTGCCATGCCCGCGCCTCCCACGTTCATGGCGGCACCAGTTCCTGCCCCTGTCGGCGCACCGTTCAGTGACCCCAAGGGCTTGATCACCTACGTGATGGCCTCGTACACAGCCCTCGGCCCCCAGAAGGGCGCACAAATCCAAGGCGTCTTGACCGGCCTGGGCTACCAGAACATCAACGATGTCAAGCCCGAGCACTACGGCGCTCTGTTCTCTGGTGTTGAAGCTCTGAAAGGCTGATCATGGCTGACAAATACTTGCCAGCGTTTCCACGCGACCACGCCCATGAAGGGCACAACGGCATGGACCTCAGGGACTACTTCGCAGCCAAAGCGATGCAAACACTTTTGCTTAACGACAGCTACGATTTTTCTGATCGCAAGGTGATAGCAGAAACAGCCTATGCCTACGCCGACGCCATGCTGGAAGCGAGGCAGTCGTGAGCGATCACGCCAAGCTGTCCCCCTCGAAGCGCAGCCGCTGGGCCTTGTGCCCCGGCAGCATTCGAGAGGAAGCCAAGTACCCTGACCCCGGCAGCGGCCCCGCTGCCGCCGATGGCACACACAGCCACACGCTGCTGGAGCACTGTATCAAGACGAATTTGTCTGACCCAATGGATCAGGTGGGGGAAACTTTTACCGATCACGAAGGTGAGTTCAAAGTTGACGCTGACCGCGCTGCCCGAGTAAAGACCGCCATTGAATACATCCGGGAACGCGCTGGTTCAGTTGAACAATTCGGAATCATCATCCCTACGTTCAAAGTCATCTCTGAGGAAAAGGTTGACCCCGAGCACCTGCTAGGTCGTGACGACCTGTCGGGCACCGTGGACTGCCAGATCATCGGTGGCGACACCCTTGAGTTGATCGACTACAAGGACGGCATGGGCGTGGTGACAGCAGAGGGTAACTTGCAGCTTGAGCAGTACGCCTATGGTGTTCTGGCAGGCTACAAGCTGCCTGTCAATGCCGAGTACCCCATCAAGACAATTCGCATGACCATCATCCAGCCCAAGCTGGCGCTGCGGGGGATGCCTGCCATCACATCGCATGATGTTTCTGTGCGTGACTTGTTGTCAAGAATGGGCATAATCGTCACACAAGCTGCTGCCACCGATGCACCGGACGCACCGCTTGTACCGGGTGAAAGTCAATGTAAATTCTGCCGTGCCAAGGGTTCATGCTCTGCGCTGGCAAGTAACGTAATGAAGGAGGTCGGGATCATGTTCCAGCCTGTCGTAAGTCAAACACTCGATGTCGCGCAGCAATCTGCCGACAAAGACCCATCCGCTATGGATGACGCCCAGATCAGGCAGATCATGGAGGCAGCGCCTCTTATGCGTCAGCTTCTTGAAGGCGTTGAGAAGGAAGCCCTGCGCCGCTTAGAAGCTGGTCAGACCATCCCCGGCTTGAAGCTAGTCAACGGTCGTGGTTCTCGTGCTTGGGCGCTGCCCGAGGACAAGATGGCCGAGAAGCTGGTCAAGATGGGCATCCCCAAGACGGCCATCTACGAGACGAAGCTCGTCACCCCCGCCAAGGCTGAGAAGCTGACATGGGAAAAGCGTGACGGCAGCAAGGTCACACTGACCGAGCGTCAACTCAAAACGATGGAGACAGAGTACGTTGTCAAGATGGCTGGCAAGCTCTCCGTCGCCCCCGAATCCGATGGCCGTCCGGCTGTCGTACTGAATGCTGCGCCGCTCTTTAGCGCAGTTGAGTCCCTGCCCTCGTGGCTTTCATAAACTGGAGTAACTGTAATGTCCGACATCATTTTTCTGTCTAACGTCCGTCTGTCTTTCCCTCACCTCGCTGAACCACAGCGCCAGATCAACGAGCAAACCGGCAAGGAGCGCGTCAGCTACAACTGCGAGTTCATCATGCCCCAGGATCATCCTGGCTTCGCGCAGTTCATGCAGAAGTACGGTGCGCTGTCCCTGGAGAAGTGGAAGGAGCACGCCCAAACTGTCATGGGCATGATCCAAGGCGACCGCAAGACCCGCTGCTACGGTCGTGGCGAGGAGAAGATCAACAAGAAGACTTTCCAGCCCTATGACGGCTACGCTGGGCATGTGTTCATCACGGCGGGCAAGGACTCGCAGCCACAGATGATCCAGGCTGACGGTCAGCCCATTGATCCTACCAATACGATGGCTTACCAGCAGCTTGCCCGCAAGATGTACGGTGGTTGCCGCATCAACGCTGCCGTCAAGCCTTGGCTACAAGACAACAAGCATGGCCGTGGCATCCGCTGCGACCTGATTGCTGTCCAGTTCGCCAGTGATGACAAGGCGTTCGGTGAGGGGGCTGTGGACGCATCGGGCATGTTCGGTCAAGTTGCCGGTGCGCCTGCTGGCATGTTTGGTCATTTGGGTCCCGCGAACTTGACTGCGCCTGCGATGCCCTTTCCACCGTTCATGATGAGCCAGTAATAGTTTTACACCCGTGCCGGAGAGGTTTATCGGTGATGTGTGTATAGGCTGGCAAGTGTCCACACAGAC